AGTCACTCGCCCCTACGTCCATCACTGTCCCCACCGGAAGTCCGGGAACAACTCTTCAACGACTGCCCTGAGTTCATCAATGAGTTCATCTACGTCATCCGGGTGATACAGGCCGACATTGAAATCTTTAGGAGACACCTCCAGGAACATCCTGCCGTACGCAGTCAAATTTGACCGGAGCGACTCTTCTACATTCTTGCGGGTTATACGAGGAACGATCTCCTCGTAGCCCTCATGCGTACGTAACGCCTCGTTCCCTACCCACATCACGGCGGCTTTGGTCAAACCTTCCAGCCCGACGTAGTAGTACACGGCGAGTTTGCCGTACATGTTGCCTTGCTCATCTGAGAATTTTGCTTTGAACACTTCCCCGACTCCTTCCCCCGCCTTGAGTTTGAACCGTGAGGGCGAGGAGAGACGGGGGGATCACTCGCCCTCACGGAGACTAGATTTCCACGCGGTTCCACCCGGCTTGACGGCAATCGCTGTACTTGTGAGACAGCCACGCTTCGGGCTCCCAGTCCTCGCCGCTCACTTGCACGAGTTTGAACTGAGCACCAAAGTCATACAACGGAACTGCCACGACCATGAACGTGCGCTCAGGATTAGCCATGTCGGAGTAAGTCACTACGTCACCGACGCTGAGATCTTCAACTTTCAGAGCCATGACTACACCCCCTCAACGATCAGATTGTGGATGTGCGATGCCAGGGCAGGCAACTCGCTGGCTGGAACGATGATGTTGGTCTGCATGGAGAAGTACCAACGGTCAGTGAACTCGCAGTGACTCATCTTGACTGCCTTGATGCAGATTTCTTCACCATCAACGGAAGTCTCGTACACCCATTTGGTGTCTTGAACATTGAGATCCATGACTACGCCACCTTCGTCATCAGCATGTGACCGTTACGCACAGCCAGGTTGGAATCGTCCAGGTCATCATGAACAACGTACGTGACGAAGTTGCCGAATGCCGTGAACTGCTCAACCACATCTACCACGGTGTAACGCTGGTAGCGGGCCATTCCTTGCGCGGATGCCGTGGCTTGCACGGTGTCTCCGATCTTGAAAGCGGTCATTTGACCTTCCCCTTCCCTGCCGGGAGTTTCCCGGCCCCTCATACAACCCACGTTAGGGTACGCCCCCGTCATGTGTCAAGCGTTTTCGGAAGATTCCCGAAATGTCCGAGTTGCCCATGTCACGCGATTCACGAGAGGCGGACTACCATAGATCGGAGCGTTACACTCCCTGCACCACGAACTGCCCTCTTCCGCTGGACTGCCACAGTCAATGCACGGCTCACTCATGACTCCACCTCGCAGTCATGCCCGTACGCCCAGTCAGCGGAATCGGTCTCATCAGTGAGATCGAAGATCCGCTCACACTCCACACACTTCACGACAGTCATGATCATGACTCCAGCCCCTCCTCCATGTTACGAAGATGACGATGCGCCTCCGCACCAGCATCAAAAATGTTCGCTGCCTGACGGCCTGCCCCACACAAGCAACTCCAGTGAATCCGCTCGTACGACGTTGTTGCACCTCCGACAACCACTGCGTGCTTCATGACAACACCTTGCTCAGGTAGTTGACCCTCGCGTGAACAACTGCCTCACGGGGCCAGTCGAATGACAGCCCGGTGCGCTGCTCGTAGATCTTCTTCCAGTCCAGGAGAGCCTTTGCAGCGGCCTTACGCTCTGCCACGATCTTTACTCCTGGGATGACACCTTCTCGCCGCTCTTCGAAGTACAGTGCATCGCACTCTTGGAACCAACGGAACTCAGCGTCCATCATGAACGCAGCCTCTTGGATGCTCACGGCGCGACCTCCCAGCCTGCAACTTCCGGATACATGGCTTTGATTGCCTTCTTCGATTCGGTCAGCGTCATGCTCCCGATTACAAACACTGCGGTGTTTTCTTTGATCTCAGGTGAGATCTCAACACCCTGATGCATATACACCGGGATGAAGCCCCAAGATCCGCGGCCCTTGGGCGAACGTCCGTGGCTCATTTCGAACTCTCTCGTGTAGAACTGTGCGCTCATCACGCTCCCTCCTGTCAGGTCTTTCCTGACCCCTCGTGTCCAACGTTAGCGTACGTCCCCGGTTCATGTCCACGGGGGTCGCGTAAAAATGTCGCAGGAATTTACAGGCGTTCTAAGGCCACAAGAAAACAGGGGATCCTCTCATACCAGGCCACTTACGAAAACCCCTCTCCGTGCGTCAGAGAGCCCCCACAGAATAGAGAAAAGCCCCAGCCCCCTCATGGGAGCCAGGGCGCAGCCTCAGAACGAGACCAGAATCCGATCCGCCAACGGCCCTTTCGGATCCAGCGAACAGCCCGAATGCCGATCCCTCAACCGATCAGCCACAAGCAGAGCCGCCCGGTGCTCCTCCGACAGGTAATCCACCCGCAGAGCCGCAGCCACAGCATTCGCCGCACAAGCAATGCACTCCACTCTCAACACCTCCCCTCCAGATCCCGAACAGTCATCACAGTGACCAGCCCTCCAGCCACAACGTTGCCTTCAAGTAGTCATCATCCTCCGGGTACGCCTCAAACGTGCCCATGTAGGTGGACGGGTCAACTTCGACCCCCCAGCCCTCAGCAGAAAACGCTGAACGAACCTCAGCCCGTACAGCAGCCCGCGTTGGCTTCCGACCATCCGCAATCAGCCGCGCAACGATCTCATGCAACAGGAAGTCTGATGGAGTGAACGTCACACTCACGCTGCCAAAATCCATCAGACACCCCCGTTCGCTTGCTCAATCGTCCAGTTGCCCGCATACCCATAGCGGCGTTCGGGGTAATCAGGATCAATGTCCTTCCAACGCACGTCATCGCCATACTGTGAGATCAAGCCGGAAAGATATTCCTGCGCCTTCGCCTCAGTCTTGAATGCACTGCTGTCGCTGCGCTTCGTCTTACGAAGCCAACCGTTCTCGCCTTCGTTCCAGATGATCGTACGAGTGACACGCCACATTGCGGGATTGACACGTGACGTTACGCCACCGCTACCGATTGCGATGCTGAGAGTGCTGTCGTGAGTGATCGAATACGAGATGATGGGGTCATCTTTCGTTACGAGATGACGGACACTTGCAACATTGTTCTTTGATTTGGTTGACATTTGTTCACACCTCCATAGTCTTGAAGGAACGGCCCTCGTCAGAGGGATGCCAGTCACGCACGACGTAGTAGATGCCGTCCTGCTTCACAACACGCTGATTCATGGGCTCTGCTTGCGCGTACCACGCGCACTCGCGCATTGCGGATGCCTTGGTCTTGCGAGTGCTGATCACAGTTGCCTTCATTTTTTTCCCTCCCGCTGAGTCTCTCTCAGCCCCTCAGGAGAAACGTTACTACACGCCCCCGTCTCATGTCCAGCGTTTTCGGAAAATGCCCGAAATGTCCGTGTCACATGAGGGAAATCACGTCACACCAGGATCATTGATCCCTTCCCTCACAAGGTTGTAACGCTCTGGCTCATCCTCAGACCAGCCAAGATTCAAATGACAAACAGTCTCCTGATTATCAAGATTGAAAAACGTCATCACATACGAGGAGTCATCTTGCAAAACATGGACTTTGTTATTAGCAAGCGACCCACCTGCCTTCGATGTGTTGCCAATCAATTCACTCGCAATCGCAACACCACCAGACACTGCACTCGCCGCATACAAGCCGACACTATGAGAATCCGGAAAGTTACGGTTCAAGTTGTAGGCAGAAAACGAAGCAGACGCACGACTGTACGTGGGCTCCTCAATCAACTCCGCATACACCCGCGACGTGTCACTCGTGATGTCGTAGAACTCGAACTGCACCTCTTTGCCATTCGTCTCCAACACAAACGACACAGAAGATGACGCTGGAACAGTGAACTTCCGGTGCATCAAATACACCAGCCCGCGCTTAGCAAGATCGCCAGCCTCAGTGCTCAACTCCGCGTACGCACGCTTCGCCCAATAGTTCACCACCAGACGATTATTCCATGATCAAACGCTTGATCCCCGAATCCATCAAAGTCTGCTCGGGAACAACGTCGAAGAAGTTCCCCACCAGCACCTCCAGATACGGTACAACCTTAGGGGTTCTCTTCTCCACCACGAGCACCTCAGGCCAAGCCGCCACCCGGATGATCTCCTCACATGGCAGCCACGCGGGAACATCATCATTCACTGCCTCAACAAGCGCCATGCCGTCCCTAGTGTCGTAGCCCTCCCACATCCAGACACCTCCAGGAACGAGCCAAGGCCACAACTTCTCCAAACGCTCCCCAGTGGAATTCACGATCACATGGAAAAACTGGCGGCCCAACGCCTCCTGGAGCCACTCCTGGTCAGTCGCATCCCCGATCAGAACATTCAAGCCTAATTCCCCACACAACGGCTCCACGTCAATACCGACCACCTCAGAGCCCTCCGGCAGTACATCCCGCCACACCTCCAGGCTGCCACCGTTCTCCACACCGACCTCCAGCAGTCGAATCGGGTTGAGAGGCACCACCTCTTTCTCAAACGCATACAACACAGCCTCAGAATGCCTCGTGCCATTCCCAGCGTGCCTCATCCACGCAGAGCGGTATCCCATTCCCTCCCCCTCACTTCCATGCTCCACTGCTCCTCAACGATCTTCCGGATCCTTGCCCCCTCAGCCACCCGAACGTCAGGATCCAACAACTCAGTCACATGATCCCGCCACTCATCAGGAGTCTCCGCTAAACGCCCAACACCAGACTCCGCCAACAAGCGGTACTCCTCAGTCGGGTAAGCCACAAACGGGATCCCCGACGCTGCATACTCCAGTCCCTTGATATTCGACTTCGCCTCATTGAAGTCATTCGCAGCCAACGGCACAAGCCCGATATTGAAATACTCAAACAGGCGCGGGTAATCCTTCACCAGAGCCATTGTCGCCGTACGCACAGTCTTGAGGCCAGCCCGAACACCAAACGGCTTCTCATCGTCTGGAATGTGCCCCGAATGATGCACCAGAACATCATGATCATCTACGAACTGAGGCAGCCAATCCCGCAACATCTCCAGGTCACCTGACCGCCACAACGTAGCCCCGACCCAACCGAGCACCGGATCCCCCGAAACATCACGGACAGGCCACCGATCCACGTCAATTCCATTACGAACCACACGAACATCCCTGCAACGTGCCTCGTAATAGTTCGCCAAGAAGTCAGTCGAAACAGTCACAAAATCCGCACCACGAATGATCTGCTCATACCAGGCCCGGTTCACTGCCTGATTCCGGTGAGGATCAGTCAAGCCCGCAGCAATGTTCTCCTCGTGAAGGCCAGCATGGAAGTCATCAATATCAACCGCAACAGTCTGACCACGATCCTGCATGATCTTCATGTACTTACGAACCTGCTCGTGCATCAACAGTTTGAAAACACTCAACTGAAAGCCCGCGAGCATCCCATCCTCATACGCGACACCCATGCCCATCTCTTCATTCGCAGACGGCATACCCACAGCAGTGTCCCACTCATACTTCTGTAATTCACGAGACGGGAGAGTGCACCGATACCACGTACAACCGTTGGGCTCTGGAGGATCAAGATGCGTCGTCCAGTCAGCGCTTATGAAGGCCACGCTGGGCACGTTCCACCTCCACCATATGCAACGTCAACGCATAGCCGATGATGTCCACCACAGTATCTGCTTTCGGCTTGTGAACCTGACGAGCGATCTTCATGCCGATCATGCACAACGCTACTTGCTCCGCCGTTACATCAGCACCAAGGATCACTGACCAGATACGTGCTGCCCGGTCAAGGTTGTCTAACGGATGCCCATACTCATGCTGACGGTCATCACTGACCACGCTTGCCGCATACGCCGCTACATCTTCTGGAGTCATATCAGAGGACTGCAATGTCACTCACCCTCACATTCGGATACATTCCGAACGTGAGCATACCCGCCTGAGACTGTTCACCCATAGCAACTCGCCAATACTCCGAACCACCATCCAACGCCGGAGCCTGCAACCAGACGCAGCCACCCCAGTCAGCGACCCGCAGATGGTGATAGTGACCAGTGACGAGAACATCAGAGTCGCCAATCGGTTGACGGCCTCCCGCTTGACGCTGCCACCAGTTACGAAGTTTGTTTTCAGCATTACCGGAACCACCCGCAACGTGCCCGTGAGTCAAGCCAAGGATCCATCCGGCTGACGGAACCACACACGTCAAAGAATCACGAGCCACAGCGAACTTGACGTGCCCGAACGCATCAGGATTCGCTGCCAGGATCTCCGCCACCTGCTCCACAACAGCAAGGTCATCATTGTCATGGGAGCCTGTAAACGCTTTCCCATTCTGCCTGTTCTCTCCATGATTACCGCCAACAGCAGCAACGAGGATGTCATCGAAGTATTTCGACCACGCCATGAGCGAGTCAGTCAACAAACGTCGCGTGACCTTGACCTGATCTCTCCGATCCAACTCAACAGCGAACGTCTGAGATGGGTAATGCCCGACACACGCCTCAATCGAATCTCCCGTCCATAGGACGTTCAATTTTCCGATAGGTCTGCCAGCCCGCCGCAACTCTTTTAGCCTCTCTATGAGGGCTTCTCGTGCGTTTATGACACGTTGAATCGTCCCCTCAAGCCCATCCCCGTCAGCCTTCCCGATCTGCCAGTCAGCCAACACCACATTCAGCGACCCCTCGCCACCGAAATCTCGCTTCGACGGCTTCTTCTTCAACGCCTCTTTGATCAACGGCTCCAGGTCAACCAACGCCGTCGTACGCCGAACCACCTTCGCCTTCCACTGTTTGTTCTGCTGCCCATCCACTCCACCCCACGTGTTGAACAGGACAGGCTCAACAACCTGGAAATGAGCCGGGTCAAGATTCCACTGACGCAAGATCTGATCCCAGTCAGCCTCCTGCGATGCAGGGCCAGGATCCGAAACAACAGTCCCGTGATCACCTAGCCACTCAACACCAGGCCGCCACTCACGCTTACGGGTAGTGAGTTCACCCCCGTCACTAACAGCGTTCGTCAGTTCATCTCGGAGAGACATCACTCTCCCTGATTCGACGCTTTACACCTCGGGCAGGTGATCTTCCAAGGACACGACACAAGTTCTGCCAGAAGTTTGTTACACCTCCAGCAGCGAGGACGCTCAATCGTGAGTGTTCCGCGACCATACGGATCAGTCACCGCTCCACCAACGCCTGAAACGACTGAGTGAACCTAGGGCGATCATTCTCATCAACCCCCAACGCATTCACAGCCGACAGTTCATGTACCCGTAGGAACACTACACCCTCAACTGTCACATTAGCCACACTAGACAAACTGTTCCTCACAGCGATGATCTTCGCCCTAGCCGTCGGATAGTCATTACGCCCAGCCCGAACCATCACCTGCACAGACGGAACATCAATACTTGCCCCACCATCATTGAACGTCTCACGAGGAGGTTCACCCGAATACTCATACAACGCTATGCACACATCCGGGGTGGACGGCATCAGCCCAATGAAGATGTTCGTACCAACAGTGCCAACACCGTCATCCTGGAGTTTCTCAGCCAACGCTTCGAGAATCACACGCCCCTCCTCACGTACGTGATGAACCGCTCTTTCACATTCTGAACGAACACTGGCCTACGGGCCATTGCCGGGATCTCAAGAAACTTGAAACTCTTCCCAGGAGCGTGACTAGCCGTTGGATCCTCGTGAACATACAGGGCATACGGAGCCGCTGCCCCACCGTACGAAACCTCAACCGTGACACCAGCAGCATTCACCACTGGCCGCTCCACACGACCAGACGACTTCAAAGCCCCCGTATCAACAGGCACGATCTTCTTCGACTCATTCAATACAGCATTCGCCTCAGCAAACACTGCCTTTTCCAAAGCCGGACGAACGTTTAGGCCTGCACGCTCAGTGATCTTCACCAGTTCATCTAAGCCACGCAACGTCATGCCAACTCTCATGTGCCTCGCCTACCTTCACCGTAGCCGATCACAGTGTGATGAGCCCCATTCTGATCAAACGGGATATCCACGTACAAGATCACCGGGCTAGACGAACCAACAACAATCGCCCAATCAGTAGTGACCTGAGTGAACGCCCCATACAGGTAAGCCCGACCAGTCTCCACCACGTCACGACCGTCAGGAGTCCGAACATTCCGCAACTCAGACATTAGATGAGCACTAGCAGTAACCACGCTGCCGGATGGGTAAGTCCGCTTCCCGTACTTATCAGTTGCCGAAGGCGGGTACAGGCTTACAGTCTCAGAGAACAGTTCACGGAACTGTGATTCGATAGCCATACGTCACGTCTTATTGTCGAACTGGCCCATGTAGAAGTCTGTGGTCTCTTCTTCAACACTTCGATCCTCAGTAGAAACTAACGCATTAGCGTTATACACCGGAGCCCCACCACTAAAGCGGAAACGTTCCGCCTGGAGTTGATCCTTCAACATCATCCACTGTTGAACACGAGCACCAGATTTCAAAGACAGAGACAGATCCCCGACCTTCTTTGACTCTTCCAGTGAACGAGAAGCCTGAGCGATCAGAGCAGTGACCGCCGCGACAGCCGCCGCATACGGGTCAGTCCAAACACTGATCAGATAATCAATCTCTTCATCTGACAACAGTTGATCATTCGTGTCAGTGTCTTGGATCAGGAAACGGATCTCATCACGGGTGCTAGCACCAGGATCCCCCGAGTAACTCCACGTCATGCAGCACCTCCAGGATTATTCTACGCCGATGAACAACATCCCTCATACGCTTGCGGGGGCCACCCATTGTGTGAGCAGCCCCCGCGTCGCGGTTATTGAATTTTGGACTAGGCCACGGCATCCTTGAATAGGTAGCCGAGATCAGTCGCAACGACCTTATTGTCGAACGCGATTTCCGACTCAATCCGGGTAGCGCGGAGGCTCTCCAGACGGAAAGACGACGTTCCAATGGTCGCTCCAAGGCCACCCGACACGCCTGTCCACTGGAACATGTAGCCAGCGGAAGGAGTGAGCAGACCAGGCTGCGGGGCAACGTGAGCCAGCAGTGCGGTCTTGCCAGTGGTGAAGGAGTAGGCAGCGGTTGCGCCTTCCTTGTTCGTGGCCTTGACGCTCTTGGACACCAGCACGCGGTCAATGTCGAACATGCGGGCCAGCATGTCCTCAGTGATCGTCTGTGAGGAGGTGTACTTGATGCGGTCAACGAGATCCGGGTGGTTCTTGAGTTGACGGAACACCTCATAGCCGAGCACCAGAGTGTTGGCTTCCATGCCAGTGGTGGACAGGATCTCCTGCTTGCCCGCTTCGATGTCCTCAATCGGATCCGAATTGGTGTAGTCACTCCACTGGATGAACTCATCGGTGGACGGTGAGGAGGAAACACCAGACGCGCTAGTGCCCCACACGCCGTCAGCCATGAAGTCATTCATGAACTGGATCTCACGACGGAGCAACAGACGCTGAGTAACGAACTCCGCTGCCTCACGGTCAACGTTGATCGGAGCATCCGCATTGGCGCGGGTCTGATCGCCCACGTCCTTGTGGATCGCCCACACATCAGCGTAGTAGGTGTCCGAAGTGATGTTGTATCCGCTACCAACAGACTCAGTGCCGTCAGCGCGAACCTGCGCCTCATCACGGAACCAGTCATTCTTGGTGTACACGAAATACTTGTCCGACTGCTTGTCCACGGGCACAACCGGGAACACCTTGTCGGCAATGAAGTTCTCTGCACGCTGCATGTAAGCAACAGAGATGTTGGTCAGGATTGCGTCAACATGCACCTGAGACTGAGTGGGCTGTGGCATTTTTCTTTACTCCTTATGCTCCGCGCCCACTGTTGGCGCAGTTGACGACAGCGGAAACGATCTGGCCCGCAGCAGCATCCTCAAGGAATGTGCCGAGAACATAGAACGTAGATGCGGCAGAACCGACAGTCGCGGTCACCGCAGTTGCGGAAGCCGAGGTGAACACCGGATTTCCGACGCTTGCGTTGCCACCAGCGACGACCTTGGAGCCACCAGCGATGGTGACCTCCGCAATCTGACCACTGGAGGGGGCGTTCTGGAGAACACCGACAGGACGATCGGTAGTAGCAGCAGCCACTACAACTTCGCCGTCAGAGTCCAACTTGACGAACTTGTATTGTGCGGACGACAGATCGCCACCAGCGACGAACGACGCCTTGATCGCACTATTTGAGAACTCGTAAGCCATGTCTCAGGCTCCCTTCTCGCTCAGGTAATCAACATAGAGGGCAGGATTACTGACGGCGATCTCTGCAATTGCTTGCTCAACCGTTGCCGCCTTGCCCTCGCTTACTGCCGCCTTCGCGAGGGAAGTCATCTTCTCGTAGGCATCCCCAGTCGCAACGGGGGCAGCCTTACCGATCTCCTGGAAGATCCCAGCGGATTCGCTCTGTGCATCAGCAGCAGCAAGAGCCTCTTCCACGGACTTCGCGAGATCAGCGTCCTGGAGTTCCAGCCGACGCAGAGCGGGGCCGATCTTCTCCGCATCCACATTCAGATGCTTGAAGGTCTCACGAGCCTTAGCAACAGCCTCAGCGTCAGCGCGGTCATCCCGCTCCTTCTGCAATTCAGCGGCGGCTTCATCCCGCTCCTTCTGGAGATCCAGCAGCATCTTGCGGATGGGCTCCGATGCGGACTTGGCAAGATCCTCAACGGACGGCTCTGCGGCCTCTTCCATCATGTCTGCCTCACCAGCGGCGGATTCCATCTCAGCAATACGGGCTTCCAGTTCGGCAATGCGAGCCTGCGCCATAGCAAGTTCATCTTCCATGCCGCCTTCGCCTGCACCGCCTTCACCCTCTTGGGCTTCGACCTCAGCGGCTTCAAGACGCACCTCAGCGTCCTCCGCCACGGTCTCCGTGACTTCTTCTGACATACCTTCTCCTAACGGTTCCGGCAGTGCGCGTTCCACATCTGCCACGGTTGCCGTGTCTGCGGCCTTGACCACCAGCCACCCTTCGTGCAAGTGCGCGGGATGATCCACGCCAGACGTTTCCTCAATAACGAGTTCCGTCATCTTTGGGGCTTTACGTGCCAAGTCACACCTCCTACGTCCGTCTAATAATACACCGTCACGAGAGGAGCCCACATGACAACAGAAACACCCCGCCACGCTTCCCAAGTGACGGGGTGATCTGCGCTGACACAGAGGGGGGGGGATCGTGTCAGCAAACCTATGCGGTTACCAGTTGTTCTCCTGCTCTGGACAGTAGAAAACAACAGCCCCAGCGACCATTGCCGTTGCCTCATTCTGAGTCAGCCCAGCATCCTCAGCGAGATCAACAGCATCCATGATGCCGAATCCTGCTCGCAAGAACTTGCACGTTTCCTTAGCGGTCTTGACGAGTTGCTTTCTCGTGACCTGTTTCAAAGCCGGAGCCTCAGCGGTCACAAGTTTGTAAAACAACTTGTCATCTTGAACACCAGCAGATGCTGGAGGAGCGAGCAACAGTGTGCCCACAATGGCGGCAGTTGCCGCTGCGATGATCTTCTTCATTTCCCCCTCCTTACAGGGTACGGGCTCTGACGGTCAGTAGCCCAGGTTCTCAAGCCACCCTGCGAATCCCAGAACGACTAGGAAAACGAAGAGTGCCGCGTAACAGACGACAGTTTCGCCGCGCTTTGTGAGTCTCATTGGCCTGCATCCTTCCACGGCATTTCCCAAACAGTGAACCACAGGCCGGGGAGAGCCCCGCGTGGCTTGAACGTGACGCTGAACTCCTCCGTGGTCTTACGGATGTACTCAGCGGCCTGATCGAATGAGTCGAACGTGAGCGTGTCAGCGTCGGGCTCCATGTTCCGGAGGCTCACGTACTCCGGATGCAGCGTCCCTTGGAAAAGATCCTGGCTCACCACGGTGAGATCCCCTTCCCGCTGTTCAACGCCGCGCAATCGGCTTCCGCCTTGACCTTCATCTCGTGAGTCACGACGATCTTGCCGTCACCGTCAACCACGTGCCAGTCCCACGGACGTTGAGGCTTGCCATTCTTGTACCCGGTAACGCGGTTACTGATCTTCCGCTGCACCTCATAGCGGCCCGTAACAGGCTTAGGTGAACGGCCTGGGGTCTTGTATTGCTTCCCCGTGATCACGTCCACCACAGTGGCTCCAGGCCCGAAAGCCGCCAACATTTCGAACGACTGCTCAACAGCCATTTCTTGCTCCAGGATCGCAGCCATACGCTCGTCCATCTTGCCCCTCGCTTTCCGGTCACCCCTCGTGACCACATTCCCAGTGTAGCGGGTAGTCCCCGTCAATTCTCAATAACCTGCAATTTCGGCCAACCGCGTGTCGCGTCCTCCACGACCCTCCACTTGAGCCCGTCCATTTCAACAACGTCCCCGAACTCAGCCGGAACGACGGGATCAGCGTCCCTGATCATGCCGCCGTCAATCACAGTAGCCAGCGGGAAGAGCGCAGCGTACGGGCCGGGAACGCACGGCCCGCCGAACTCTCGCCTGGAGATCCCATCAGCAGGCGTGTACGTGATCCTGTACATCTGACCGCCAAGCAGGATCTTTGTCGCACTGACCTGCACCTTCTCAGCCACACCTGGCAGATCACCGTGACGGCTCTTCTCCAGAACTACACTCTTCATGACGCTGCCTTCACCTCCGCATCCCACTCACTGTTGGCTGCCGCGCGTGCCTCTGCCAGATCTTCACTCTGAAACAACACCAGGTATTTGTCCTGAGGATTGATGCGAGCGACCTGATAGATCGGATCTCCCGTGTAACGGTTCTTGACCTCCAGGAGTCCGATAGCCCAACCGCGATTGGTTGCGGCTACTTTGATCCACGATTCTTTCATCACGTTCCCCTCACATTTCCTTGTGATCAGTGGCCCCGCAGTTAGCACAGAACGCTAACCCTTCCAGCAAATTCGTGTGCGCGATGGGATCTTCGCCATGCTGCTCCGCGTACGTGCAGCGAACAATCGGGCCGATCTCAGGCAGTTGAACCATCATGACTACGCCTCCTGCATCTTTGCCCACGAAGCCACGTACTGCGCTTCGGTCATGTTGTCTGTGTGAAAGATTTCTACGCCGCAGTTGTAAACCGCATAGTCAAATTCACGATACTGACTGCCGCTTTTGATCTTCTTTACGGTGATCATTTTGTTCCCTCCCCTGTCGCCTGTCTCATCAGGTGCGGTAGGCGATCCCCGCACGACCCCCGAAGGGGTTTCGACTACTTGATATTCAGGCCGCGAACAGCCTTAGCAACTTCAAGCGCGTCCCGATCCCCGGCAACGCTGATGTTCAATCCTTTGACGGCCTTGGCAAGTTCAATGGCTTCGTCAATCATCTCGCCCTGTGTGGTGATCATTTTCTTCCCTCCTGCCGGGATATCTTCCCGACCCCTCATGACCCCTACGTTAGTGCCACGGGGGAGGAGTGTCAAGTGGAAAACAGAAATTGACCTAAATGTCCGAATTATCCGTGTCGCATAGGGGGACTAAGCCTGGAACAGAAAGCCCCTAGTCGTAGTCGAAGCCGCACGAGTAGCACCGAACTCCGACGACTCCCCATCAATCACCTTGTCATTCGACCCAAGCCGCACAGTGATCGTGTCCTGATCAGTCACACCCTCAACAACACAATGCCGGATCCGACCATCAACAAGCACAGGCTCAGTCGTGCCAACCCGGATCTTACGCGCCATACGCTAAGTGTACGCGCATCAATCGCCAGTCGGGATCTCTAACCCTTCCCGCATTGCAGAGTCGGGAAGATCAGCGAGGATCCGGTCACTGAAACCGCCAATGGAGTAGCCGCGCAAACGGCCTGCCTTTACGTCTTGCCAAGCCTTCTCATTCCACTGCACGCCCAGGAACACCGTGTTACGTGGATAGGTGACCTGCCCCAGCGCGTTACCCGCCGCGTCGCGCATCGTGACAGTCCACTCCTGCGGCATCGTCATCACTTCGACCCACTCACCAGCCTCAACCTCACGGTCATGCTGCAAGAAGATCCGACGATCACCTGACTTCACCCACTCCCAGACGGCAGGCTGCAACTCATCCGCTGATGTCCACTCGCCGTGAGCGTCCATGAAATCCGGGACATACAACGGGCCAAGCGTGAACCTGGACTCATCTGCCTTCCGCACGAACGCTGCCTTATCCACGTCCATTGCCTTGACGAGACGGTCATTCGGGATGATCCAAAACTTACAAACAGCGTCAGGGTTCACTTCAATGTTGAGGATCTCGCAGCCGCCTCCACCCTGGTAGAACACACAGTTAGCACAGTTGATCCCGTTCCGGTTGAACGGATTCTCCTCCATGTAGTGAGCACCGTCCGGGCCGTCATCCGGGCCGAACAGACCAAACACTTCCGCCACCTGCTCATACGACTCGTACAACAGGTTCTGCCGAGGTGTCAGAGCGACACCATCCTTCTCAAGACGGTCAACGATGCTATTCGCCCAAGTCCTGCCAGGATCACCACCCCAAGCATCCCAAGCGACACGGCCTGGTGACGGGAAACCATCCTCGCCGCTACTCCAGCCCTCAGCCTGTGAATCCACCTCGTGACGCGCAAAGTACGAGGCCATGCGGCGGATCGTCTGCTCCGAAACATTGTCGCCCCGTGCCAGTTGCGCTGCACGAGCCCTACCAACGTCTGTAAAGCCCGAACCTGCGTGGCCTTCCCTGATCCATTCAAGAGCACGCTCCGCAGCGTCCTGGACTCCCTGAGGGGGCTTGAACGTCTCCTTCACCAGCATCGCTTTCAACACTGCCGGGATCTCAGCATCAGGTTCATTGACCTTCCGCCACGCTGCCAGCACCTTCCGCTTGACCCCTGGAAGATCAGCAGCCGGGATCTGAACACGGTTGCCACGGAAACCTGATGGGCTCAACGCTTGAACAGCGCGAGCCACCTGAGCCTTAGTTTCTTTCTCCGACAACGAATCCCACAGTCGCAGTTTCCACGTAGAGACTCGCTCTGGATCCGGCACGTATGCGAACGCTTCCGCTGGGAAGTCCTCACCATCTTCACGCTTAGTCGCCTTCCCGACCGCGCTACGGTTCAACGGTTCAATCTGCGTCAACGTGCTCATCCGGTGACCAACGAGAGTCTCTGTCTCCTGCCAGCCCTCTGAGCCCTCACGCCAAATCCGGATCAACACAGCAGGATCTTCTTGAGTAGCGTCAATGCTGAACGACGAGCCAGGGACTCCGAGAGTTCCCTCAGTCATCACATGCTCAACACGGCCCCGCGCACGACCGCCACTGGAATTCCAAGAAACGAATGAGCCCTCATGGACAGCCTTCTCTGCCTCATTGCCGAACGAGTGAATCTGCCGCAAACGCTCCTGAGCCTGCTCCATGCTGTCATAGCAGCCGAACGACTGAGAACCGTCCTCCGAATACACACAGTATTGGCTGCCCTCTTGACGGATGATCTTCGCTACACCCTCTGTCGGGATCTTCGAAATCTTGCCGTCCTGAGCAACAATCGCATACCCGTCACCCATGATCACGACACTGCGCTCTGGTGCTGGTAGCCCTCTGAGTTCCGCTAAACGGTAAGAAGCGAGCACGCCGGAAGCATCATCACGGTCAGCGATCATTCTGAGTTGATCGTCCGTGAGGGCATTGATGCGTTCAAGCAGATCCATAAAGACCTATTCTACGGCTCAACGATGGAGTCGGGTGAAAGTAGTTGAACGTCTGGCATCTCGCCAGGGATCTCAACAATTAGCCCACGGGCTCTGATCTCCGCGATCTCCATTTCTATCTGATCCCACAATGCTGACAGTTCATCAGTCAACGTGACGGTGGAGTCTTGCTTCAGCACTCCGTTAGCGATCTCAGCCGTGATCCGGGAAACATCATTAGCGGATGCCATTGTCAGCCGCCTTCCCAAGGAAACTGTCGTACGCTTCATCGTCTAACACTTTGAATCTCCCTCTACTTCCCTCACCGATCAACTTCAACGTTGTCGTGTTGTCGAATAACTGCACCTCATCAAACTCCTCAGCAATCTCCGGCAACACTCGTGACACCGCAGCGTGCTGAGACCTGATCGTTGACTCCGGTACTACACGTCCAGTTCTAGCAGCCCGCGCAGTAGCACGTGCAACTGCCTCATCCGTGGGGATCGTCACGTAGTAGCCCTTGACCTCGTAGCCGTTAGCGCGAGCCGTAGCAATACGACTAAGGACACTATCAGGGTTACCGTCACCCACACCATCGAAAACAATGTCCTGACGGCGTTCCTGCGCTGCCTTCAAAATCCTCTTACCCAAATACGAGGACTCCTCATGCACAAACGCTGCCGCATTGTCATCACCAGCAGCAACCATGTCCCGATACTCCGGTAGCAGTTTCTTGATCTCATCAGGATCAATCTTCACAGCCTGACCACGCGCCTCGCCAAACACTTTCTTCTCCATCGTTGACTTCCCCGATGCAGGCCCGCCACCCATCATGTTGTACGTCGGCTTCTCGCTACGAGGAACTCGTGAAACGAAACGGTCAACAATCTCATCATGCAGTCGTGCTCGTACCGGATCCCACAACGGAGCACCATCGGGAGCCCGACCAGTCATGTACGGGCCAGCCGACGACTGCTGCATCGCAATGAAGTCAGCCTCCGGGATGACAGTGCCGTCACCCATGCCAGGACGAATGCCAGTGCCGACGATCTCTTCAATCAGTTCATCAATCTGCGCGGGCTGCAATGCCGCTAGATCCCTGTCTGGCCTATCCACCAGGAGAACATCGCAACGACAGTTCGGGTGAGCAGGAGGATCTCCAATGCTGAACGAGCCATTGATCGGCACGATGATGCCGTCCATCGGTGAGCAGATCTGACAGGCAACAGCCTCAGCACTCCACTCCTTCTCCGCTAGGACACTTATCCATCCACCTTCAATGCCCTGAGCCCACGCTTCACGACGACCCTCATGAGTGGCTCGCATGATCTCCGTCCGGGCTATCGTCTCCGTCCGATAACGGAACACCCGGTCGTGGTATCTGTCCGTGGATCTCTGAGCCAACTCCGTAGCCCTCGCAACAGATAGACCGCGTTGGAGACCCGAATCAACAGCCCGGTTGTAGTGATTAGACACCCAGCCTTCTTGCCCCTGAGTGAGCCCTATGACATTCCTGAGGCCACGTGCAACGTCCCGTGGGGCCATGCCACCTTCCAGGGACTGAGCGACCATGCCGCGGATAACAGTCCTCTGATCCTCAACAACATTCGTGACCAGTTGAGCCGCTTCTTTCCTCGCCCAATCTGCCGCCTCAGGCCGGGAACGGTCGAACGAGAAGAGAAGCACCTCTTTACGGATAGCAGGCAACTTGACCCTGGAGCCGCCGTCCAGCACCTCAACGTACAACTCCTGCTCAATCTTCTCCTGCGCTTCGAACCACGGTTGCGTGGGAACCATGTCAGCGACAGCCTGAGATGACCTGTGTTGTATCGCGTCAAGATACACGCCCTCATTACGAGCGACCTGATCTCTGATGCTGTTCATAGCCGACGAGAGGACACGCATGATCCGCTTGCCTGACTCTGTTGGGCCAGCGATGTGAACCGGATTCGTGCGGCGACGCGCCTTCACGATCAACACGGCTACTCCAACGGTTGAACGTCGGGGAGATCAGCCAAAGTGCGCAGATGTGTTTCCAGTTCACGGTCAGGAACAATCGCTCCAACACCAGTCAACTTCTCCACGAAGTTAGCCACCTCAGTGATATCCACGCTTGCGACCTGCCCGTACGTCAGATACGGCATATTCGTCAACCTCATGCCGTTCAACTTCAACAAACGAGGGATCGCATACTGATTCACGACCTCGCTGATGCTCTTCGCTATGGAGTCAACAGCCATAGTCCACAGATCAATCTTGCTCGCTCCAAGAGCAAACGAGCCCACACGGTCAGATCCAAGCAACAAGAAGTCAGACAACAGGGACATTGCGATTCGCTGGTCATACCGTTGAATCACTGATCCCGTATCGAACTGGCGAGAGCCCGACGCAGACAGAAGGGTCAGGTCGAATACGCGGTTGCCGTTCTCATCGTATGCAGCAGGGAAAACGATGCCTTCTTGCTCATTCCGCTTCACGTTCTGCACGATTGTGGTGATCGCGTTCAGAACCGCCTTCTGCGCTGACGTTGCCGTGGACGACAGATACTCCGGTGGGACATACGCCATAGGCAGTCCAGCAAGATCCCGCTCAATACCGATTGCTTCGATCTCTTCGATGCGATGCTTGTAATACCAGGGACGGTAAGCGTTACGGAGGAGAGATCTTCCCTCAGGGTTATTGCGGTTAGTGGTCGTACGGAACAACAGTGCTTTGTCAATCGGGATCCGATGAAGCCCGCCACCAGACGGGTCAATCTGCACCATCCCTTGAATGCCGCCATGCGGATCAATGATCCACTCCTGCAACGTCTCCTGCGCCCGCACAGCCCACTTACGCCAACCGATACGACCGTCAGAGTACCTGGAGTGATACCTCTGTTCCGGATTCTGCCCGTCACGGATCTTGTAAACAATCTCGTGGAAACTCCAGCCGTACACCAGCATGGACAAAATGTTGGACAGTGTTGCGTCCCACGAATCACTCATGTCATCAAGACACTCTTGAACGAACTTGACGTAACGCTCATCTTCCCCTGAGATGTGCCAGTCCAGTCGCGTAATGATTTTGTCGAACGCAAACAGCATTGCCCCAACAACAGGATCGTTGTCGGACATCTCACGGTAAACCTTGAAGCCCTTGACACCTTGCAGATTCGGAAGAAACTCTTCCGTGATCGTTCCCCCGCTACGGCGTAGGCCGGACGACCCTAACTCGTGAAGGTCACTGTGATCGTGCATCTGCGATCATCCTTTGCCCTACCAGGTACATAGCCTGCCCATCAGAGAAACCTGCCCTACGCAACGCCATATAGAACTCGTGAACCGTCACTGCGGCAGCGTCAAGGGGAGTCAAGTCCATCCCGCAAGTGTATCGCGCTAGAACGGAATGTCCTCTAACGGAGAAGGTGTAGCCCACGGGTCATCAGCAGGCTGCGACTGTCGGGGTGTCGTTCGCTGTGCCGCCTTGCTTTGTGCTGACGAGTAACGGAGTGATAAACCGATCTCATCTGCCTGCACATCGAAAACAGTCCTCTTAGAGCCGTCTCGTGTCTCGTACGTGCGTGCCTTGAGTTTCCCCATGACAACAACTCTCGTGCCCTTAGTGACCGATTCTGCTACGTTCTCGGCGTACTGTCTCCAGCATGAGACCTCGTAATACGTTGGCTCGCCGTCTTTCCATTCGTTGCCGTCTTTGACCCGATCATTCACAGCCACAGTCATTGAACAGGCCGCAACACCGTTACTCGTGAATCTCAGTGTTGGATCCGACGTGACGTTTCCCGTGAAACTAATTGGAACACTCATTACACTCCCTCATCAAACATGCCCACCTCTACGGGCTTTCCTTCATGCCAAACCTTACCTGCTACGACCCCATCAAAGTGCGACTTCCGTGGTCTTACCCAATCTTCACACGGCCCACTGACATTACACCTCTCACAATAGGACAAAGCATCTAGGGCTTTATCTCCACCAGTAGCGTCAAACAGGCTTGGGTCAGCCGAACGACACGCTGCCTCTATAAGCACCACGGGCCAGGTCACCTTCTTCGCTCCGCTTGAGCCTCAGCGAACGTCCTGCCTGCCAGTTTCTTCTTCACGTGCGGAATATTGTTCTGCGGGATCCCGATTCTCGTGGTCGGAAGGAGAACACACAACAGGTCACTCAAGTGTTGAGACATGTATCCAGCAGCAGTCATGGAGTCGAAGTCAGGGAAAACATCAGCATGACGGTCAACGTCCGGGTCAATGAAGTGATCTTGCCTGCCTCCCATTGAGAAACATACGAGGAAATTGTCAGGCCACGGAACGCTACCGTCCTGCATTCCTTGAACGAGGGCTACCTCTTTCGTGTACGCATAGAACAGGACATCCGGAATAGCATTTGCTATATCTATCCATTGCAACAGATACGTGTCATCAAAGAAGTCTCCTGAGTCATGAATACGGACAGCCTGCCCGCCGTTGCCCATCCATTCCTGAGTCCAGGCCGACAGATGCGAAACATCATCTAACCCTGGAATCACACGAGCAACACCAGTAGCCCTGAATCTCTTATGACTCAACTCTTCCACCATCGCATCGTAGAAATCTTCACTACGTGCAATCTCAAGATTCCTAAGATGCTTACCCCGAACTTTCGGGAACAGGTACGTGCCGTTACGGGCATAGCAGAACTTTGCGCAGGCTCCAGCCTGAGGGCACACATTGAAGTGAGATCCGTCCGGCAGTTCCACGACCCACGCCGGGAGAGTGAAATTCCACACGCCGTCTTGCCGGAGTTCCCTGTTCTGCGTCAGCAACATGAGTGGAGACTAGACGGGACGGAGCCGTTTCACAATACCTCCGAGCCGTGTCGCAGCATCAATCGTCGTACCCCTCAAAGCAGCCTCAATGAGCAGATGAACGTAAGCCCGCTCCAGTTCGCAGATGTACTCCGCTAACTCCTCATCCGTCAAGATAGAAACTTGGCTGACAACAGAGTCCAGGGCTTTCAATCCCAGTCCTCTTCATCGTATTCGATCTGATCAGGAGCGGCTTCCAACAGAGCGTTGATTCTCCAGTACGGCATCCGCTCCATCGCAAACGCTGACAATGCCGGGTCGCCGTTCTCGTCAATCCACTCTGCGACTACGACCCATCCGGTGAGAATGGAATTGCCTTCATTCGTCTCACGGTCATACGCCCGGATAGCATTTTCGATACCAGTCTCAACGTCATACAACGCGCCTGTGACACGTTCAGATTCTGGCTCCGACATCGCGTACCTCCCGTACAAGTTTATCGGCAGCGATGCAGGCTGTATGACTGTTCTCCAGGTAGCACTACGTCCACGAATCGTGCCTGAGTGAGCCCACACGGATCCTTAGCGGGCCAGGGGATGATGTTGCCGTGTGGATCAGGTTCGGAGTTGATCGTGATAAGCACCTCCCCCGTAGTCCAAACGCTACGTACGGTCACCCGACATACAGGGCACGGGTAAGTGGTCAGTGGTGGTGGCAGTCCAGCGAGCACAAGGACATTCTGCACTCATCTGTCGCCACCCCAATCTGACATACCGATGCGGCACGAGAATCTGCCGCCTGCCCAATGATTCGCACCAGATCCAGGATGCTCCCAGTTCAAGACAGTGAAGAACGCCATATCCCAGTAGAACCGATTCCACTTAGTCGGCTTAGTTGCGAACAGTTCATCACGGATCTTCTTACCTTGCTCTTTCTCAAACATGCGCTTGAGTTCAGGAGTGATCATCCACACTGCGCCCTTAGCGAGTGCATGTGTCATTTGATACGTACCCAAATACGTGCCGTTAGATCCAGTCACCCAATACTGATGACGGCCTTCTCGCTGTGCCACACACATGCGATACGGCTCTTGAGATGAGATGTAGAACTTTCCACGGTATGCGGACGGTTGTTTCCCCTCAACCTTGCCCGGTGGATCCACGGGCGGCGGTGTTGCCGCTTGTGCTGTTGTAGTTGTCAAGATCAAAAACAGTGTTGCGATTATTGCGTTTATCAGGCTTCGCATGATTCTCCAATGCTCGGCGGACAGGGCTTCGCATCTTCGATAGGCAACCTCCACTAGACGGCGGGCATGAAGTTTCAATGGTAACGGACATGTCGTATTGATGTCACATCCGTGTCACGCTGCTCTCTTACGACTCCTCATACGAGTCCGTTCACGTTCGGTTACTCCTCCCCAAATTCCAAGGAGGCTTGAATCGTTCAACGCGAATTCCAAACATTCGATACGAATGTCGCAACGTTCACATGTCTTGCGTGCGTCTCTGCTCTCACCCCATGTTTGCGGGAAGAACAACTCAGGATCAGTTTCCCTGCACAGGGCTAACGACCAGTCTGTCATCGAACCACTCCAAATCCCCTCGCTGGCATCTTTCACACCAGAGTAACCATCCACGATATGCCTTGCCACCTGGAGCCCCACATTGTTGACAACGGATCAGCGGCTCTTCATCCATGACTGCACAGTACCGTCACTCTTCCGGTAGGTACACGTTGAACCAAACAGATCCTTCACTGTCACACAACGTGCACTCTTGACTAAGACTTTTCCCCACCCGACGGTCATAACGCCATGTAGATCCGCGCCCGTTACACGCTGGGCATGTCTTTGTCGGTTCCGTTCTCGTGCTCATTTGTGCTCCCCTCAGAGCGTCTACTTGCGTTGATCTCCCAACATCTTGCACGTTGAGCAGTCTCGTGATTTGTGCCGCCATGCTCCGCACGAGCATCGCTCCACAGGTTCACTCACTGAGTTGCCCTCCCCTAAGGATGAAAGCAGTGAGATCCAGCGGAGTGCAGTAGTCATCTCCGAACTCCGCAGGGCGGAAGTTAGACAGCCAATCTGCGACAGTCCCAATGACTTTCTCTGCCATACGGTGAGCGTCATCTTGTGTTACTCCCTCAATCGTTCGGGCTACCTGATTGATCAGCGCGGGTTGTGCGGCGATCAAAACATCTGCCTGACGTTCGGTCATCATACGAACCACCTCCGGTGCGTTGCCAGCCGTTCCCCTAAGCCTACCACCATGACGTTCCGTGTCCCTCCCGTAAACATACTCCGGAAGCACGTACACCTTGCAGCGGTTCCGCTTCTCCGTGAGCCTAGCGATCTTCGCGGTCTTGTGGAGCACTGAGAGGGCTCCAGATGCGTTGCCGTGATGCCAACCCGTTTCCTCCGCAATATCCTTCCAGGTAGCCCCTAAATCGCGTTTACGGGCCAAAAGCCTGAGAACGTATGCCTGACGGTCTCTGGTCTCTCCGGAACGGTCAGCGTCATCGGCACGGGTCTTGCTCGTGGAAGATCCCGACCAGCCGGAAGATCCCGCGTACGGCAGTTCCGGAAGGCTGAACAGATCCGGCTCCGCTATCATGACTTCTCCTTGTCGAAGATCCACGTACCGCGCTGCCGCGCCTGCTCCACTAACGACCAGAGTTCCTGAGCGATGAACAGTTCCTCGTCGGTAAACGACAGTTGATCATCAGTCACGACTTCTCCTGTCGGTAACACAATCGGCACAGTGATGCCGCTTTGAGCCCCTGAGACTCTCAAAAACGTCTCGCGTTCCGTAATCGGCACGATCATTCCTATTCCACAACCATCGCTTACCTCTCATGACTGACGGCCCAACGCTTGAAGCCGATCAATCGTGACATGCCGCACACGGACTCCGGATATGTCCTGCCAACGATCACCGTTCACCGTGGTCTCTGCCGGGACATTTCGGGCAATCTCCAGACACTCAGCCAACATGTCCTGTCGGCCCTTCTCGTACGCCTCATCCCAGTGATCATGCAACGGGGTACTCATGCTGCAACCTCTCCCTCAACGGGCTCCGTGTCAGCGATGTCGAACACGTATCTCCAAGTGAACCACAAACGACCCTCTTCGCCGTCCTCATCCTTGCCCTTCATCGGCACAAGGATTGCGATGCCCTTCGCCCCCTTCGACACCTGACGGTTCACGTGCTTCCAGTCATGGAAGCCTGCACACTCCGTCGCGCTTGGACGCTGCGCCAGGATCAGAAACACGTTCCGGATCGAATAACGGGCTACGAGTGCCGGATACTCCTTCACGATCTGCTCCGGATCCACACCCTCCTCGTACGCCTTAGCGATCTCGCGTAGGTGAGCGATGCGGGCTTGCTTCTCTTCTTTGGTCATCTTGCTCATGACTGCGCCTCCAGGTCGAATGAGTAGTCATGGACGGGCACAGCGAAGTAGCCGTGAGTGCCCATTGCGCGCAGTGCTTCACCGAACCGTGAATCGGTAGTGCCTGCGTACGCTCCGCCGAAAGCGAAGTGCCCGTTCTCACGCACCGTGTCGTGCATGTCGTGAGCGTGCATCCACTCCATGTCCGGGTAGATGACGGGATTGCCGTGTGAATTTTTCTTGACCACGGCTGCGGGCGCATTAGGTGTTGGATCAAACGGCCCTTCAACGTTGGTCAGAGTTACGGTAGTCCAGCCTCCGAACACGTTGTTGCAGGAGTTGTAATCGTTCCGGTACAGACCTACTTGCAGTCCCATGACTGCCCCCTCTCTCAGTGGTGAGAGCCCCTCGCCCTCACTCAACCTACGGTAACGGGTCGCCCCCGTCACGTCAAGCGTATTTCAAAGATTTATTTGTCAGGATTACGCTGCCGCACCAGCGGCCCGGATCACGCGAGCGATCAGATCAGCAGTTGCGTGGAACGCTTTGATGCCAGTCTCTTCTCCCCACTTGGCAGTTGCCTCGTCACGGATTGAGGTGCAGGTGATGAATGCCGCACGCATTTCATCTCCGGTCTCAGCCAGGTTCTCTACGTACTGGCGGATGATTTTGATTTCGGTGGCGTTCACTTGGTTCCCCTCTCGTTTGCTTATACTCAAACAATAAGGCCACGCCCCCGTCGTGTCAAGCGTATTTCAAAGATTTTTTTAAAAATTTTTTTGTCGCAAATGTCCGATTTTTACAAGTCTTTCCTCAACAAATCCCGAGCAACCGCAATCCGCCTATGCAACTCAACGAGCCCAGCCTCATCCAAACAGACACAAGCCTGCCCCCCATCTCCTTCCAGGATCAAACGAACACGGTCACCTGAAACACACAAAGCCACATCCAGCCAACCGTCCGCAACAACCTCGGCGCCGTAGCCGCCTTCATAAAACACAGGATCGTCACCCTGGACGCTATGCCATACTCTCATCTTTTTCTCCCCTGAGTTTCTTGACCTTACGACGTTTCCACTTCCAAATCCACGCCTGACGCTTCTTCGACCATTTCCATTTTCCGTAGAACTCCTTCACGAACTCCTCCTAGATCCAACTATTCGTGCCAGGTAACGACAACGGAGCCACATCCGGAATCACGTGCCGGGGAGGTTCAAACACAGCCAGCAGCAGAGCCTCAGCCCGGTCAGGAGATCCGATACCTCGCGCAGACATGTCAGCCTTCGATTCGATCTGTATGCGGCCTGACGAGTTGGACTTGTACGAAGGAGCAGTCAACTGAGCAACCTCTTTGTGGTCTATCCCTAGCGATACGGTCTGCTCGCCGTGCTCATCCGGTTGCAACAGTTCCCGCATTGCCCACCACATTTCAGCCCGCTGATTGGCGAACTTCTCTTTGTCATGAGGTGACTGCGCCACGTTCACCGCGATCACGTCCGAGTGGTGACGGCCCTCCTTGCCCCACTCTTCCAGCAATCCACAGATACCCCAGCCGACACCGATGGAGTCAATCTTCACCCGCACACGATCCGGGATCCGACGCTCCTCGTGGATCTTCTCTGCCTCCAGGATGTGCCGCAGCACAGTGCCTGCCACTTCCACCGGATTCTTATTGCCACGGGATCCATGCACTACCTTGACGTGCATTCCATCAGCCTTAGCGATCACGAACTCATCGCCACCATCAGCAGCAACGTCCACACCCAACCGGATTCCACCTTCCGGAGCCTGCCACGTACGAGCCTGATCCACCCACGAAATCGGGATCACCGCGTTCTCCGTAGTCCTGGGGAATCTCGCCCACACACGAGCCTGAACGAAAGCCGACTCCTCACCGAACGAGCGGATCACGTCATCCACCCACGTCTGATCCACGAGGTTACGAGCCCACGGGCCAACAGGTTCGCCAGTGAAGTTAGGAGTGTCATACGCCGAAATCGGGATCACATTGAACAGGTCACTGTTGCAGGCCCGTTCGAACCACGAGCCCATGTTGTCCGTTGGAGGGTTACCCAGCAGCAACAACCGGGTGTTGCCGCCAGTCATCAACGCCTCAAGTGCCTGCCCGATCGTGTTCGAAATACCCCCAGCCTCATCCACCACCACGAGCAGATTCTCAGCGTGGATACCCTGCACAGCAGTCTCATTGTGATCCGACGGTGAGAAGCCGTCCGCCACAACCACGTTGTCAATCTTCCACTCAGTCGTAAACACTTCACCAGGCAGCCCGTGAAGATTCACCACGCGACGGATGTGAGGCCAAAGAATGCCCTTCACCTGACGGTACGTATTCGCCGTAGTCACTACCCTCGTCTTAGCGGGATCATGAACTGCCACCCACCATGCGATAGCACGAGCCGCGATATGAGATTTGCCAGGAGCGTGACATGCCGGAACAGCAGTCCTACGGTTCGTCAACAGCGATTCCAGGATCTCTACCTGCTTCGACCAGACATGTTCGCCTAGAGCCCCAGTCACGAAACCAACAGGATCCTCACGGTACTTCGCCCAAGGATTAGAGATCTCATCGTCAAGAGCCCGCAACACAGCCTGACGTTCCCGCTGGTCAAGGGACGAGAACAGGCGTGCCCGATCTTCCGGGTTAGCCCGAACAATCTCATCCACCAGGGACACTACGACTCCTGATCTACGCCCCTATGACGGAGCACTTCGCTGACCTTAGCCTCCAGGTCATCCATACTCACAGACACCTCTACCGGGCCACCATCAGCACCCGTGTGCTCCACCCTGTCACTGCGGCCCCACCGCTTCGGATACGACCTCTCCAGATACCAGGCTGCGGCTTGCCATGTGCCGTCCACGGCGGCTTTCTGTATCAGGCCGACGTTCCGCATTTCTGCTTGCGACCGGGCCTTTTCTACTGCCTCCACGAACTCCACGTAGATCTCCTCCCCCGGTGTTGGATCTGCGCCGTCTCCTATGCGTTGGCGTTCTTCATTTCCTCTGCTCATCCACTTGTAGAACACTTGTGGTGATACGCCTGAGTAGCGTGCGGCTGTTTCGATGTAGTTGCCTTGCGCTAACGCTTCGGTGATTCGGGCTTGACGGTCGGGGGTTAGTTTGGTCTTAGCCATACGGGTGATGTTACATGACGGGTGCGTAAGTGCTAGGCGAATAGTGCCGTCTGATCCGTCACGACAGATGCTTGAGGTTCGGTCTCTCGCCGTAGGCGTTTCTCTGTCCTGAGGAATATCGCGTACGCACGTTCCTTGTAGGGGTCGTGTATTGACGTGTCCTCATTCGTGACCTTGGATCCCTCGTCTATGAAGTGTTGGAAACCACGGCCCATGCGCTTACCTCGGAGTGTGTGTTTGTCAACGGCAACGTCGGGAACTTCCCGCCACTCCGGTTGCTCCAGGTAATTCATTACGAGGGCGTTGTCCACTGCCCGTGATTTCTTCGCTCGTGCCAGGAGCATAACTGCATGAACAATGAACATATTCTCTGCCGATTTTTTGGCTTTCTTGAAGTCTAGCCAGTTGTCATACAACGCACGGATCTGTGCTGGGATGTGAGGTTCTGCTAGGCCAACGTCTTCACTTGTGATGATGAGTAGCCGCCGCCACACGTGTTGCCCGTACCCGGATTTGTCTAGTTCGCTGGCCCAATAAAGGGCATCTTCTTCAAGCCCTCTACGGATGCACTTCTGCATCGCTGAGACTACTTCGGCCCACTCGTATCCGTGGACGGTAGGTGGTATTTGGTTGCTGCGTTGCGTTGTCATGAATCCCCTCAATCTGTCGTTTGTGTCTCCTTCATTGTAGCGAGCAGATCCCCTAGCATCAAGTATCTTTGGGCCTTTTCTCGCGCCGTTTCTTCATCACGATAAGCCTCATACCAGTCACCATCTACTGAGATAGCCCACATCCACACCGGGCGTGTACCACCATCTCCAGCGGAAACAAACGCGACTTCTTTGACTTCCACTTTCATGTCAGTACGGCAACGCTAGGTAGCGCATTGCTTCGTGAGATCTCTTCACCGCAGTTTCTCCCTTATTACGGATAGCGTCACCGAAATACTCCTTCAAAAAATTAGTCGCATCCACCTCAACTTGCATATTGCGATGCTGTGCCTGACCTCCCGAACCTTTGAACGTCTTTGTCTGGAGGAAACCGTAATGCAGATCCTTCAAAACGTAACGGTGGTGGTATGCATTCAACGATGAAATCCAGTAGTCGCACACAGTCGTAGCGCGTTTATGCCAATACAGTTTCGAGCCTTTGAACAGGCCCATCGAATGACCAGGGATGAAACCCGTCAACGTGTACGGCTGTTGGGGATGGACGAACATGGGCCGCACGAGATGATTGAAACCAAACAGGTACGCACCCATCTCTTTCGCCATGAATGCGAGACGTTGAATCAACTCGTATGCCACCTCAGGGGGATGCGTTTCATTCTTCCCAGGAGGACACGTCCAATCCCTCATGTAAGCGATGTCATCATCCAGCATGAAAATGTCGCCGAACGTCTCATAGATCCATTGACGCTTCAAAGGCAAGCCCTTGATCTCATCGGGATGAACGATTATTTCGTTGTCAGGATTATGCTCTCTGTATTCCGCCTCTTCGGACTTAGGCACACAAATAGCCATATTCGGAACAACATCCTTAGTCATCACCCTGTCCGCACGCTTAGACGACGGACATATGACCTTTACGAGTTCTTCCATAACTCCTGCAATCTCTCAACAGTCACAACGTGACTACGTGCAGTCTTTGGCCCTTTGTACGATTGTTCTGTTCTCAGTCCGAACTTCTCGTACATCCACACAGTGTCAATTTCACTCTTCGCCACAACGATTACGAAATCGTATTTCTCATTCACACGGGCAACAATCGGAAAGATCGGCTTCTCGTGAACTTCTTTGTCTAGGACTTCTGTCAACTTCTGCAACAACGACTCATCAATACCCGGAACTGATCCAGTTTCTGACAACAGTTCTGCAAGTACATCCTCATCCCACGTAGCGAGATTACCTGTCGCGTTATCCGCGAGGCTACGTCGAATCGCTGTGGTGTCATCGTCATCTACCCAATAAACGTTGATCGTATCCCAGCCCAGTGCTTGAGCCGCACGGAACATGTGATTACCCGCAATGATCTTTTTCGTCTTACGCTGCGCCACGATTGGACGGTGCTGCCCGAACTCTTCCAGGCTCTCAACGATTGCGGAGATGTTGCCTTTACGGGCGTTGCGATCATCAATTTTTAGCGAATCCATTTTCACGGATTCCACATTCATCGCGTTGAATTTCTCTCCCATGGCCCCTCCTAGTTATTCGGTATGAACTCTAATCCACAATCAGGACACGTCACAGGCTTGCCTGGTCTGTCCTCTTCAGGCTCCGGATCCAACGGCGGCACAAGCGGATCGAAACCCCAGTCCCCTACTTCGAAACCCACAGCGTCCAGATCAACTAACTGAGCAGCCAACAGGTCAGGATCCCAGTCAGCCAACTCAGCAGTCCGGTTATCTGCCAGCGAGAATGCTCGTGCCTGTTCATACGTCCATGACGGAGGACACCGAACAGCGGCTATTTCTTTCCAGCCAAGTTCTCTCGCCGCCACCACAGTTCCGTTACCTGCAATCACAACATTGCCCCACAAGACAATAGGCTTACGCTGCCCAAACGTTACGAGACTCCCACTGATTGCTTCAATGTTTCTTGGGGAATGCTTCCGCGCATTCTCAGGATCTAACTCCAGGGAATGCAACGACATCATCTCAACCTGCACTGGCAACGCTTTCGTCCACCATGACTTCTTCTTCCGCAAACACCTGCATGAGAGTCTTTGGCTGCGGCTTCTCCGACAAGATCCTCTTCACAGTGTTCGGAGTGATCCCAGTGTTCAAAGCAATTCCATACATTGACCAGCCACGCTCAATCAACGACTGAACTCGCTCACGACGGTCTTGCGACAACTTCTTATTCCGATCAATGTTTTTCACAATCGTCTGATTGATGTCAGCGATGATGTCCAATTCAGCCTTCTCAACATCTGTTGGCTGACGTAGTGGTCTAGGCATGTGGTTCTCCTTGAATGATTAGTGTCAACTGATCTGCACCCCTCTGCACTGGTAGAAACGTGATCTTACGCACGTATTCCCCAGTGTCGTCAGGAACAATCCCTGCATCTACGAGCCCATCAATCGCGGCCTTCACAGACGGGTTACATGCTGCCGTGTCTGCCAACCGTCCTCGTGCTTGAAACGGTTGCGCCGTTACATTGATCCACTTCATGCGTGGGATTTTTTCTTTCTTAGCGAGCCAATAAAACGCTCCCCTCCACTCCTTCACGTGATCTGCCCTACCGAATCTGTTCCCTCTGCGCTCTGCATTCGTGTTCAGTGGCTTCTTCGGAAACGACAGGATCCAGTCCACTCCGACACCCTAACATGCTTGCATACCGCCCTCCTCATCCAACATGAACGTTCCATGCCACAACTTTGCCGGAACATCATCAGGTCTCTGCCACTTATGCACTAACAGTCCCAGGTCGTACGCCTCAGCCCGATGAGACTCCACCCAACCATGACAGCCAGTAGTCCCAGAGCCACACAACAACAACACATTCGACGGGCTATTAGTTGCCGGATCTTTTGATCCACCCATGCCACGCGGCCTACGGTGATGCAGGCTCCAGGCTAACGATTCACTCGCTCCACAACGCTCACACCGATGCCCTGACCTGTTATGCACAGCCGCTACCGTGCCCTGCGGCATCCTCACGAATCATGCCTAGCGTAATGAGCGTAGAAACCTGCCGCTCCACCTTTGCCAGTCTCACCACACACGTTGCACTTCCAGTCGCCTTTCACTGAGGTTCACCCTCACAACACGAAGCCTTGAAACCACAATGCGGACATTTCCACCGAAAACGGACAGGCTCAAAACGCTCATCGCACATATCGCATTCGATCACTTGTCCAGTATCTCAAGCCACAACCGCTTCACAGATTCAGGCATCGGAACTCCAGGAACAGAGTCCAACGCCAACATCGTCATGCTGCCCAACTGCCTGTCCCGTTCGCCTCGCCACGCAACATTCAGATCCGCTGGCATAACCACATCACGTTTCGTCCGGTAGTGATCCAAGACATGAGCAATAGCCCACTCCATTGTCATGCTACGGTCAAGCACCTCAGCCCATGCCTCAGCCCTCGCCCTAGCAGTCTCAGGGCTCGCCGCATTGATCCGCGAATCCAAGGTGCTGATCTTTGCCAACACCAACGCTGCCTCCTGAGGGGTCATGCCCGACCCTGCGCAACATCCACATACAGGCCCGCTCCACCATGCTTCGGGCGTGAGTTCAACAACGCATTCACTTCGCTTGCCAAAGTTGAAGGATGCAGCCCCTTCTCATTGATCGCCAACAAAGCCGCCAACACCACGTCAGGGTTGAAGCCTTGCTCAATCAACAGCCGCGTCTCTCGTGCCAGATGACCAACAACACGTTCAGGTGGTCGAACATTCACCTGCTCCAAATACGCCTTCATGACCTGCCCAGCATTCGGGGCGGAGCCGTCAGGCGACGTAACATGGACGGAGGATGTATCTAAGGAGGTATAGGACGGAGGATTAGAGGCTGGAGTTGGATAGTTCTGCGTCAGAGTTGGATAGTTCGGTGCAACTGAGTTGGATAGTTGCTCCTCATCTGACTGTGCAACTGAGTTGGATAGTTGAGTGCTCCAGGACAACAACACCCGATACACCGTTGCAGTGCCAGGGCCAGTGCCCTTACGGAGAATCTCTAGCCGTCCATCTTCAACGAACTCACGGATGCACTGAGTCAGATACGTCGTGCTCACATCCGTGACCTGTTGGATCTGCCGATACGAAGCAAACCCAACACCGTCAGCGTCCACCATGTCGGCGATAGCCAACAGGATCAGTTTCTTCTTGCCGTCATACGTACGATCCCTCAGGATCGGGGCCAGCACATGAATGCTCACCTTGCTCCCCTCAGAGCGTTTCTAAGGCCACAAAGGGCCAACCGAGTCCGGTAACCCTATCCCACACTTTCCGGGCCGTGTAGGGCTTCTAGGCGCGTCCTAGCCGCACCGTAGATCCCACGTAGGTGCTGCTTATCTGCTTGAGAGATGTCAGCACCAGCGATCTCCGCCGCGAGCACTGCCAGTGCCTCCCAGGATCCAACAGCCTCCAGGGTGTCAGACCATGCCTGTACGTTCCCAGCATCGGCGTGAACCTGCCCGATGACCTCACCAACAGTTGCCTCCAGGCTCCCATCCTTGTACAGCGATAGTCCGAACTGGTCACCTAGATTGACGCACGCTCGCTTGAACGCTTGTGACTCAGCAGTCTTGATTGCCTGATCATGAGCATCACCTCGTGACGGGTAGTTGCTCGCGTCACCCGCAGCCCACTCAGAATACGAGACTCCAGTGTCATGCAACGTCACTGTGCAACGTGCGCGATAGGCAATGTCGTATCGCGGCTTGCCTCCCTCACGCTCGTGCTCGTAGATCAGTTTCATCTGATCAGTCACAGCACTCCAGTTACCGAAACCAAAGATCTGATTCATGCGCTTACGGATATCCCACGCCTCAACGTGACTGAAACCCTTGCCGTCTTGCTTCACCCGTGAACGGTCAAGCGGCTTCAACAACTCTTGGATCTGCTCACTCGTCAGCATCGTCATCCTCCCCAAGATCCGCAGCGTCAAGATCAGGAGCAATCGTGAACGAAACGCTTTCCGGTATCACGCTGATACCAGGAACGGCCTCACCCGTACGAGGATCCACAACATTCGGCCCGACGACTTCTAGGGACTCCTTCATCATGGTCATGTCAGGTGCATACGAGACTCGCAACAGTTCCGGATTCTCTTCCAGTGCCCACTTGACGAAACTTTCTTTGTCCACGTCAAACGACACACCCTTGGCCCGTGACTTGACTACCCCGTCAGGGACAGACACTGATTTCCGGCCTTCTAAGCGTTCAGCCCTAGCGAATGCCTCCAGATGTCCAGCAAAGAATGCCATTGCGTCCTCGTGCTTCTTATTTGCAGATTCAAGCCATGTCTGGATACGGTCATGCTCGGCAGTCGCCAACTCAATGTTCCGCTCCTTACGTTGCGCCGCCTGACGATACTTCCG